TCTGTAAGTTCTTCTTCAACAGGTGGATAGTCTATAGGATCAACAAAGCCGTCATCAGGCTTTTTCCACTCACCTTTAGATTTTTCTGATCTATAAAGCTTCATTGCTTTAGGCGAGTTACCTAACAAGTTTGCTGACAACAATTTTTCAGGCGTTAAACTTATTTCTAGTTTGTTGTTGTTTTCATCTATTATATTACATAAACAATTAAAGTTTTTTCTGCCAACTGTTTTAATAAATTTTAAAAAAACTTTTTCTTGTCTTTTAAAGCACTTAACAAGTTTAATCGCATCTTTGCTTTTAATTTCTTTACTATGCACTTTTGCTGATATAACGTCAACAACGTTTTGAAAAGTTTGTGTATCAATATGAAAGTAAATCCACTTATGTTTAACACCAGAAAATTTTAACTTTATTTTGTCTTTCATTTTTCCTCCTTAATACATTATAAGGATACATTAAAAAAAGTACACGTTAGTCATCTTTTTCAAGCTTAATAGACTTTACTTCAAAGTTGTAAGCCTCTACTAGATAATCAATTATATCTTCTTCACACGCATCTGAATCCAATTCTTCCTCTTGAATTTTTAAGTTCTTAGGAAGAATTGCAACTTTTCTTGATTCTTCATAGTCACAATCTTCAAACTCAGTATCTTCAAAATTCCATATTATTTTTTTAATAGCTATCATTTATAATTTCCTTTACAAAACAATTTCTAGAGTCTTTCAATTTCATCAGTTAAATACCAGAGAGCTTTACGTAAATCTTCTTTCAATTTTTTTGGATCTTTTTTGCCTGCTCTTGCAATGTATTTAGCAACATTTCCTAAGTTAAAACTTAGCTTCCATGCATGAACAACATCAATAACTTCATGCCCACTATCCTTTAGGTAGTGATTAGGATGATTCACGTTTTCACTTTTTTCTTTTTTTGATTTGCCACATTCACACAAAATTCCTGCAGTACAGCTAGTACATTTATTAACACAATTCATCTTCTAATTCTTCTCCTAGAATATTTTCTAATGTTTGAATACCAAAGCAGTCAAGCTCTTCTGGGTTTGTAACAATATCTATCTTTTCTTTTTTGTTTATTTTATTATTGAGAAAATTACCGCATTCTAAATTTAATTTATGTGGAACGCCTTCTAAGTTTTGTATATTTCCATTTACAATATGAACATTGTCTATTTTAACTTTTATATGATCTTCTAACTTAGAGCCTTTTATTCTTATCTGAAATTTTGAGACACCGTTAGAAGATGAAATAAATCTAATCCACGCTAAACCAGAACTTTCAAACAAATCAAGCATATTACTGCATTCTTCAAAAGTTTTTGAACCCAATTCAGAATGTAGTAATTCATTATTTAAAACATTTCTGATGCATAACCAAGCTGTATTGTTAGGGTCAACGGATACTTTACCCCATGCACGACCTCTACCAGAAAACATAGCTTTAATACTTGTATTACTAGTATGTCTAATATTAAGCGCATCATTAATAGCTTCGTTGAATATTTCACGAAGCATTGTTAGTTTAACTTCATGATTTTCTTCTTCTAGCTTTGAAATTGCATCTGAAACTGTTGGGAAAATAATTTTTCTGATTGATTGAATGTCCATATTAAATTACCTTTTAATTGTTTTTTATATTATAAATTAACAAAATTAAAGTTACACACAATTATCTCTTTTCTTTCATCATCTCATTAAACTCTTTACGAGACTGTAATAACTTTGATACCATTCTTGCGCTAGGCTTTTTAATTAAATTAGAAACAATACCCATTCTATACCCACCGTTAACTAAACAGTGAAAACCAAAACATTCTTCTCCTATACTATCTTCATACCACACCTCAGCAACTTCACCATGGCCGTAGTTTTGATCTGGTCCTTTTAAAGTTACCCAGATCATATCTCCTTTTTTTAAATAGGAATCATTTATAGAGGATGACATACTCACCAAACCAAATATCAAATGTTTTAATTAGATTTTCATAGTTTCCCATCATCATTACATGACTAATATCTTTACGTATTTCTAAAGGTATTTTAAGTTGCTTTCCTAAAACTTCTACCTGCCCTAATAGATGAAATGCATTTCCCTGTGGGGATTTAAGATCAATTTCTATTTTCCTAAAAGGCATTTCTTCTCTAGATATAATCATCTTAAAAACTACCTAGACTACTTTCATCTCTTCTAACGAAAAACTGCATAAACTGTGATTCGCTTATAGCAAACTCTTCGCCATTAAATACTCTCATTAGCATGATCTTTACTATTCTTTCACACTTGTCAACTTTTTGAACTTTGCTACTTGACATGACAAATGCTTCATTTTTGAGAATAGGCTTTTTAACGCCTTTGATTCTCATTCCAATTCTAGCAGGCATAAAATAGTTGCCTTGATTTTCTGTTTTTACAACAGAACCTTCACCATTTTTACCGTTAAAGTAAACACGATCACCGTTTCTGACTTCAATCCACTGGTTCATATTAAATTCCTTTAAAGTGCATGTAGCTATAAATTAACGCAATTTCAGTTAATATAAAAATAGAATATATGTCGCTACTTTTTCTTTGATTATAATAGGAATGTAAGTAGCTAAAAAATAAAACAAAGGTTGTAATAATAATTAAATCAAACATGACATGTGCATCACTAATACAATATTATTAAAGATAAACAATACTATTGCATGATTAGAGGTTTTTACGGTTAACACAAGAGCAAAAACAAGTACAAGAAATACTATCGACATTAAACATTTTCTTCATAAAGATTGTTTACTTTTAAAAATTCATACCACTTTTCGAGATCATTATCTGCAGGTTTTGTAAGTGCTGATTCTTTAATTATTCTAATTTCTTTTTCAAAATCAATATTTTCTTCTTCGACTTTTGTTTTACCTAAATCACTGTTTCTATTGTTACTCTTGAATTTAACTGAATTTTGTTTTCTATTTTCAGGTAAAATTTCCAATTGAAGCTTTACAGGTGTGTTACCTAAAAGCTCAAAAGTTTCTGTTAAACTATGTTTAAAAATCAAAAAAGACTCGGGCTGATCGGATTTAGACCCTTTAAACCTTACTTCATATCTTACGAGAGGGTTGTTAGAGTCTCCTTCAACTTTTGAAAACCTTATCCACGCAAAACTTTCTCTTTCGATATGACAGGTATATTCTTTAGCTTCATCACCAAACTTCTTAAGGTGATTAATAATATCATTATATCCTTCTTGATTGTTGTTAACTTTAACCCAAGAGTTTCCTCTTCCTTTATATCTTTCTTGAATAGGTTTTTTGAATGAATTTTTCGACATATTGTTATCTCCTTATAATATATTATATAAAAAATAAATGCAATTTACACGTATTATGTGCTTTAATATTACTACCAAAACTTAAGCTTATAAGTAATCTTTTCAAATAATATTTCTAAGCTAATAACAAGTCGTAAAACAATAGAATGATTATCAGCAGAGATCAACATTCTCTCAGCAATTTTTTGTTGCTTTTTGCTAAGGCTTCCTGTAGTTAGCATTATCACATCACCAGAGTAACCAACATAAAACATTATACCAGAATATTTTTCTATGTCATTTTTAATAAATTCTGAGACATTGTCTATTTCCTCAAGAGCTGAGTCTTTTTTTTCTTTGTCTACCATTTAAACCTCAATATCAATATCAACAAAAACTAATCTATTCCACTTTGGGCCAATAACTAACTTTTTAATGTTACCTCTGTTTACAGTTACATGTTTAATAAAATCTTTATAAGACATTACCTTATTTCTGTTGTTAGAACCTCTAACTTGAAAAAGCCTGAGTGCTCTTTTTTTCTGTAGTTTAGTAAGCTTAAGATTTTCAATGTTTTGAAAAAATTCTTTTATTTCTTGATTATTCATAGAAATCCTAGTGGAGATGCTGGGAGTCGAACCCAGGTCCAAAAATGTTATTATTAAAACGTCTACATGTTTATCTAGTATTTTGTTTTACCAACTATAGCTTCTACTAGCAAAATTTATAATTGGATAGTCTATAAAATTTAACTTATTATATCTAAACACATATTTCAAAGCGATCCTTACTGTGGTTATACCTTGTTCTTCTCGTAAGGCAAAAAAGAACAAGGCATCGCATTAACTACTAATTAAGCAGCTGCTGCGAAAGCAACGTCATCATTTGCGTTTATGTTTTCCAGCCGTTTTAACCCAATGACTGGGACTTGGGACATGCAATTAAAATTTTCGCATTCTTGTCGAAATCCATTTCACCCCCATAACTATAGTATATTTATTTTAGTCAAAAGAAAAAGTATTGTTGAAACATAACTTAGTAAATTAATCTGCATCAAGAATCCTAATTTTATCTGCAACTACATAAGATATTTGAAAGTTTGCTGTAGGCGTCATTACTTCATAATAATGATCATCGTTTTCTATTCTATGAACTAATTTTGCATGACAAAAAACGTTTTTTTCAAACTTACCATTAATATAAATATTGTCGACAACTGCAGGAAGCCAGCCTTTATTGAGTTCTTTAAAAAAGATACTATTTGTTTTCATTAGAAACTCTATTCTATAGACTCATGTAAAAATTCATATGCTTCACCTAACTTTAAAGAACACTTATGTACTTTTCTTTTGCAAAGCGTATTTCTAAATTGCTCTTCTTTTAACTTAGACATTAGTTTTTGAAATTCAAAAATATCTGATTGGCATGATATAGTCTCAAATTCAAGATTCTTAATTCTTTTCAAACTTTTTTCGTGAGTTGACAATGAAACACAAGAACACAAGAAAATAGAAATTAATACTTTATACATTAATACAAACCTCTAGGATTGTGTGAAGGATACAAAACAGTTCTAACCTGATTATTCTGACTCTCAATGTTAGTATATAAATGTGATATACTAACAGCTTTAAGGTTATTTTCTCCTATTGCAATATCACAGTATGTTTGCGGCTGGTAATATTCGAATGAAATGCTGTCGATAGGAGTAAAATTAAATCTACTGGCTATATCTACTTCTTCTTGTGAATATTCACTTTCATTCTCTATTAAAGCTTTAGCATAACCTTTACCATCAAAATAAATCTTTTCTAATTTAATCAACTTTAGATTCCTTTATTATTTTTTTATGTTCAACCTTTTTAATAATAATATATTAAATTAATACAATTTACACCCGATTTTTTCTATTCCTCATTTTCTTTGTAAAAGATGTTATACTTTCTCTTTCACACTGCCATTTGTCTAGTACATCTACGATTTTATTACCTTCTCTTCTAACAAGATAAAAATTTAAGCCAATCTTTTTAAGATAATGTTCTTCAAATACATCAAAAAACTCTAGAATTTTGTTAACATAAATATTGTTTCCGTCTATGTGGATTGCTCGACTTTTAAAAAAGTTTTCCATAACGTATCTTATATCTTTATCTAATTTTGGGTTTAAGATTTCTGACATGAGATTTTTAATAAGTGGTAAACCAGCCTCACTATCACATACGTCATAAAATACAATGTTTTTGTGACTTAAATCTTCACACAGTCTAGGGTGAACAAATCCTTGAACAATACAATACTTCATTATTTCTCTTCTATTTCTACTAATTCAGTTGTTAAAACTGTTTTAATTTCATTGTCTATTAATACATCTACAACATCGTATAATGATCCATCATAAGTATAGTCGCTAAATGTATGATAATCTATTTCTTCTTCATCATGTAATGACAAAACAATCTTTACATGATATAAGCCTAGCTCATCACAATAAAAATCACAATAATACAGTTTATTCTTTCTTATCATGATCGTTCCAGTTAGGCTTGCAACTTGTACACCAGTTGTCGCAAATTATACAACCAAAATATTCTTGTATAGCTCTCTTACATTCATGCAAGTGAAAAGATAAAAATTCTTTTTTACATGTTCTGCATTTTATTTTATTTAGATTCTCTGATTTTGTTTTGGGCATTGTAGTCTCCAGATATATTAACTATATCTTCAAGACTATGATTAGTATACCAAGATACACATTTGTCTGAGTTCAAAAGAACAAAAGTATGATTTGGCTTACCTTTACTATCTAAATAAAAGTCATACTCAAGAACTAAAAAATATAAATTAAATATTAAAACTAAAGAGCCCTCACTTATTTCTTTTAAGTCTAAATCTTGAAACATATTCTTGAAAGCCTTCTATGTTCTGATGATTACTTACTACACTTACAGAAGTTTGCGGAAACATTCTCATTTCTAGATTATTGTTGATCGTTATTAATAGTCTTACCCACGTCGATGATTTTTCTGGTGCATTTGCTGTATAGATATCTGTTACATTAAAGTTATCAATATACTCTATAAATATTCCTATACCATAAGTTGTATTCCAGAAATCGTTCCAGTAAAGAAGATCGCCATTTTTATACAAAGCTATTTTTGATTTGTTCTGACGCCCAATCTGTTGACCCAACATATTCTAAATGAAATCCATAACTTCCGCCTATCTTGACATAACGTGGGTCAGAAAACTTTCCAATCAAAATAGCTAATTGTGTATCTGTTAGTTTAATTTTGTTGTGTAAAGTTTTAATATATGTACTTGCAATTTCATTTAAGCTTCCCATAAGTTTAAATTTATCATCCCAACAGTCTGCTGCAACTTTAAATAAATATTCTTCAATTGAATTCTTAGTTTCTCTGGAGTCAGACAAACTCTTTATCTTATGTTTGTTGAAATATTTAACTATTCGACTTGGTAAAAGAGGTGAAACACACTTGTCTATATTAAGAGAATTTTCTTTTGTAAAAAAGTCTGCTCTTGAATCTTTTAACAGAGAGTAACCTTCGTTATCTTTGTATAGCAAATATTTACAATTTGTAAAGTCAAAAGCATTTAAGCAGTTTTCAAAAGTATTGTAAAAAAATTGGTTGACTATTTGAACGTTTAGTTCATTTTCTGAGTTGTTTGACATATTTATTGCAAAAGGTGAATGATATAAGAAGTCACAATCACGATTTTTTAAAAAACAGACAATATCTTCTTTCGATGAAGAAAAAACATCAATATCACCTCTAGTCGTATAAAAATATTCAGCAAGACATGAATTCATATCTAAGTTATTTAATTTAGCGTGTTGTATAATTCGAGGAAATCCTCCCGCAATCCACATATTGTGGTCAAATATATCATGTATATTGTTTGCCTTCAAGATGTTTTCTATGATGCTGCAGATATCTTCTGGTAACTTTTCTTTAATAAAATGATTATTCATATTTGCCTTCTTAAAAGATAAAACAGGGTTAATTTAAATTACTTTATGGTAAAAGAATTCTTGCCTTTTTTAAAGTCTTCATAAACACTTTTTTCAACAAGCACCCAATACTTTTCACAATTAATGTTTTTAAACATTTTTTTTCTGTTACGGTAATGATCGATGCCATTTAGAAATTTAATACAACCTAAAGCTTTGACTTGAGTGTCTAGAACACCAATACATACAGCATAGACAAAATCATCTAGTTCTAAACATGACTTAAGGTAATTGTTTTCTCTTAAAACATCTTGATAGAAGTGCATAATTTAAACTCACTTTTTAATTTGAAAGGATTGTGTTTTATTATAATACAAATAAATTCTTGTTTGCACGTGATAATACCACCAACCGGGATTGAACCGGTACGACCATACGGTCGGGAGATTTTAAGTCTCCTGCGTCTACCTATTCCGCCATGATGGTTTAAAGCTAGTGAAGGGAATTGAACCCTTAACCTGCTGATTACAAATCAGCTGCTCTGCCAATTGAGCTACACCAGCAAAAATTAAATGTCGAAGCGTATATTTACATAATATAATATGTAAATTTATGAGGTAAAACAAAAGAATGAACAAACAAAATTTAATTAGAAATTATGTAAAATACACTCTCTTAGAATCACTTAGACACAAGTCAAGTTACTCATTTTCAGTTACAGAAGAACTTGATTTTAGACATCTTTATAACTTTATAAAAAAAAGCATTGATGATAATTATAAAAAAACCAGAAAAAGCTTTAGTCCTTTTGACAACGACAAACTTATTAAAAAACACGGCAAGAAGTATATCGAAGAACGTTTGACAAATAGTCTAGATAAAATGATGTCCTATGAAGAAACTAGAAATTTTATTAAAAAATTGTCACCTGTTCATGGAAGTTCAAAAAGAAAGCTTGTTTATTTGTATCATGACGTTAATGATAGAGATATTGTAATGATAGATGACGGCAATCTAAAAAAGCTTTCAAAGAAAAATATTTTAGACACTTACGAAAAAATATTAAAAGCTTTAATACCTCACACTGATTCTTTCAATAAAGAATTGCTAGAAGATCTACTCGAAAATGCAAAGTCTAGTGCTGATCCTATGAAAAGATAAAAAGCCTAGTAACTTTAACATGAAAAATTTTCTATTCGCATATAATTAACCTCCTTTTTTATTATTATAATTTTAAATTAAATTATTTACACATGAGGAAAATGCATGAGAATTAAACCTGATAGAATGGACTATGACTTTGCAAAAATATTATATGATGATGAAGTTAGAAAGATTAACAATGAATGTTATCTTAGTGGCATTAAGATC